GTCGTCCACGGCCTTGACGCCGTCGTCCGCCGGGAGGGCGGACAGGCCCAGCGCGTCCTGAACCGTCACGGTCGCGTCGTCCGTCAGCGCCTCCAGCGCGGAGGCGACGATCTCGGCAACGGTGCCGGTAGCCGTACTCACGTTCTTACTCATGGTGCAGTCCTTCCGATAAGCCCTAATCACGGCACCACTCAGGGTGAGCGGTGCATGGAACATGGAAAGGGCCATAGACACAACCTATCTCACGTGGCAAGCAATGCACAAGTCCTACACAACGCCAGTCGGTGATAAGCCCTAATCGGACCAGCCCCCCCACCCCAGCTCAAACCCAGGCGGCCGGCAACCCACGTAACGCTCACCGCCCCTGCAGATATCTGGTGTGTGGGGCGAGGGTGACGTGTAAGACATCTGGGGTGGGTGTTGAGCACGGAGGGTTGGTCTCCGGCCAGGGGACGTTCGTCATTTCTGTCTTACGTGGGGGGCCTGGAGTGCCGGTGGTGCACGGGATGGGTGCGTCGATCTTCTGGCTGGTTCGGCGTGTAAGACACCGATGTGCCACTGGGGGTGCTAGTCTCCACACACGTCATCAGGAGCGTAAGACATGAGTAAGACACTAGGGAGGACACCCGTGGAGACACCCACAGACCGCAGCCAGACCCCCCAAGGGGAAACAGGATCGCCTCGCACCGCCGGAGACCCCGCGATCTGCGACCCCGGCTATCACGTCAGCGGCCCGTGGTGCTCCCGCTGCGGCCAGTGGTTCGTCGACGGAGAATGGCGCAACACCCCACCCGAGACCACACGATCGCCTCGCGCGCCCGAGTCCGCCTTCGGGTGCCTGTGCGCCACCGACCCCGACGGCTGCCCCATCCATCGCCATTACCCCGCGGAGGTCCACTCCGACGACGTCATGCTCTCAGCGGTCGTCAGCGAAGGGATCACGCCGCTCACGCCCGTCGCTGAGGAGATCCGCGTCGTCCTCAACCGCTATAGCGCCGAAGCACCCTCCGGCACCCCCGACTACATCCTCGCGAACTACCTCATCGACTGCCTCAAGGCATTCAACGAGGCCATCTCGCTCCGATCCGTCTGGCGCGGCGAGCCCATCGAGCAGATGGTCCTCCACATCGACAAGGAGCGCTGATGCCGAAGTTCACCTGGGAGCGCGCCAGCCTCGTCTTCTTTGGCGCATGGCTGTGGAACGCGCTCATCGAATCCCTCCAGCACATCGGAGCCACGCCATGAGCGAGCCGGCGAGCCCCGTCTCGGATCAGGTCCAGGAGCGCCCCGAGATGCTCGTCGTCAACGGCAGCAGCGACCACTTCTCGCCCCTGCTGCACCAGATGTACCCCGAGCTGCGGCTCAACGAGTTCTCGCGCCTCATGGAACAGGCCGCGCTGCGCTGCTACGAGCGCGCATCCAGCCTCCAAGCATCACCGACAGGCCGGATGACCTTCACCATCGTCGCCGAGCAGATCACCACCCCGAAGGAGGGCTGATGGACGCCATCGTCGGCGGAGGCTGGTGCGCCCCCAGCGAGACCATCTACGACCTAAGCGCCGGGAACTCCCGCGAGCACCTCCTGTGGTCTGGGCTCGCCGACCCCACTCCCGAGGAGCGGCAGGCTGCGGCGGACCAGCTCTACGAGCAGGAGGTCCAGGACAACCGCAACTGGTTCTCCACGGGTGTCTTCCTCGAGCGGGTAAAGGCCCACGAGTTCGATTCGATGCAGCAGAGCATCCTCGACTACCACGGCGCCACCGAGAGCGGCATCTGCAACGTGTGCGTCACCGCCTGGGAGACATCAGTGACGTGGCCGTGCCACACCGCCCGCCTCGTCCTCACCCACGTCGGCATCGAGGTTCCCGAGGAGTTGGTCTACGACAAGCCGGAGCCGGTGCTGCAGGACAACGACAACCCGCGCTGGCCGTTCCCTGCCGGGCCCGTCGACACCCGGCTCACCTTCCCCGAGGTCGGGGTCTCTCGCGGTGGCATCAAGTTCGACATGGGAGCGACCCCATGAAGACCATCAACGTCCCCAGGATGCGGCGTTACACCGGCTGGACCGCTACTACCCGCGAAACGCCGCGCGCCTGCCCGTCGTGCGGTCGTCTCGGCTACTGCTCCTCATGCTGCTGCGTCTCACTCGATCACCGCCTCGGCCGTCCGTGCAAGACGTGCGGCCATGAAGGGAGTCACCGCTGATGCCCAAGGTCAACCCCCGCCGGCACCGCTCCGCCGTCATGAACTTCCGCGTCACCCCAGCCGTCGCCCGGTACGTCAAGACCACCGCCGACGAACTGCACGAGTCCGTCTCCGACTTCATCCGCGAAGCGCTCAAGATGCGCATCGAGGTCCGCCGCACCTATCTCGAGGTCGCCGACGAGATGGGGTACAAGGACGTCGACACCCTCATCTGGCACGCCGTGCAGGAGTACGCGAAGCGGCACGCCCCCGTCGTCATCACCATGCCCAAGATGCCCGAGCAGTCCGAGATGGACCTCGAGACCCAGGAGGAAGAATGATCACCGGCATCGTCATCCTTACCCTCGCGATCATCTTCGTCGCGGCCGGGCTGTTCGCCATCGCGCTGCTCATCCTGTGGCCGCTCATCGCCCCGGGCAGGTACGAGGAGGACGACGACATCGAGCGCTTCGAGATCGAGTCGGAGAAGTCCGGGTGTGGGCGGTGGCTCGGATGAGCCCGCTGTGGTCATGGGCGCTGACTGTCGTCGGGCTGAGCTGCTTCTGGCTCGCCGGGCGCAAGGTCTGGTGGGCGTGGTACGTCGGCATCGCCGGGCAGGCGCTCTGGCTCACCTACTCACTGCTGACACAGCAGTGGGGGTTCCTCGCCGGAGTCGCCGCCTACACCTGGGTCTACGTCGGCAACGCTCGGCGCTGGACTCGCGAGCGGTGGCCGCTGGTGAATGAATGGGGGCACCCGCTGCGGCCACTGCGCACCCGCGTCTGGCACAAGGTCCGCTATCCGGGCATCCCGATCAGCCAGTACGAGATGCCACCCTGCCCCCATGATCTGGAGTGTGACCAGTGATCCGCTACCACGACGACGCACGCCGCCTCCTCAAACGGCTCGACCTGATCCGGCCGCACTACCGCAACCCCATCACCGAAGACATCGACGACGTCAACGCCCACATCGACCGCGTCGGCGTCTACTCCCCGATCCTCGTGTCCAAGCGCACTGGGCAGATCCTCGCCGGCGGCGGGCTCTACGAAGCGCTGCTCTCCAGGGGTGAGGAGTACGGGCCGATCCTGTTCACCGACGACGAGACCGACGAGGAGGAACTCGTCATCCTCGTGGCGCAATACGCGCTCATCACCGAGGCGTGGAACGACCCCGGGCTGGAGATTCCCATCCTCAAGGAGTTGGCCGAGTCCGACTGGGGCATGGTCGGCACCGGCTACGACCACTCCATCCTCGAGCGCCGCGCCCAGGAGATGGAGGACGCGCTCGAAGCGGGGTTCTCCGAAGGTGCCCCGACCATCACCTGCCCGAAGTGCCACGCCACCATCGAGATCGACCGAGTGAGGTAGCCGTGTCCGACCTTGAAGCCATCGTCCCGCCCAACATCGTCGCCGAGATGGAAGCCGTCTACTCCGAGCCGTACGACCTGTCCGATGCGCGCACCGTCGGGGAGTCCACGAAGATGACGAAGGGCAAGGCCGCGGCGGTCATGGCCGCATCCGGGTCCGACTTCGAGGAGATCGCGCACGTCCTCGGCTTCAACAGTCCCCGTCACGCCGAGCTCGCGGTGCAGCGCGCCCTCGCCGACTCTCTCGACTCGTGGGACAAGGCGCACCTCAAGGCTCTGCTCACCCAACGGTTCGAGACGGTGTGGCGCGGCGCGATCCGGCGCTCCCAGACGAAGGGCTACTACGCCCGTGAGGCCGCAGCGAAGACGGCGCTGGCGGCGCTCGTGGAGGAGACGAAGTTCCTCGGTCTCGCCACCGCCACGGAGCACATCGTGCACTCGCCGGCCGAGCGTGAGATCCGCGTCTTCGTGGAGCACCTCACCAGCAAGCAGGTCGCGCAACTACCGGAGGAGATCGACGTGCTCGATGTGGAAGTGGTCTCCGACAGTGACGAACTGTGAGGCACCGCAGACCGCCACGAGCAAGGGGGTGTCCGTCATCGTGAACCGACTCGACCCCGACGGACACCTGCGAGACCTCATCGACGAAGCCCTGCAGCGCTACCATCAGCGCAGGGATGTCGACGAGGGCAACCCCTCACCGAACCACGAAAGGCCCAGCGATGGCTGACCCGCGCAACACCCTGACCCGCTCCCAGCTCCCCGCGAAGGAAGCGCACCGCTTCGGCCTCGGCTCCGTCGCCCAGGTGGAGTCCGTCCCCAACGGGCACTGGATGTTCGGCGCGGACTGGCTGGACTCCTGCGGCTCCAACGTGCTCGTCGCCCCGAACAACTGCGACCCGCTGCTCGACCCGCAGGACCGGGTCAAGACCTGGTTCGCGCTCCAGTCCGGCGTCGGCACCGACGACTTCACCCTGTACGGATTCCATCGCTGCTCCGCCGTCGGCGACACCGTCAGTGAGCGGATGGACTACGCCACCGACGAGCTGGATCTCGGTCAGTGGTACGCGGTCGAGCGGCGCTTCATCACCGCCGTCATCGCCGAGAGCGTCTCGCCCTACCCGGCCGGCATCTCTGGTGCCACCAACGCCCTCGCCGCGCTGCTGTCCGCGTGGAACAAGCCGGTCTCTCCGATCGTGCACATGACCATCAACGTCGCCATCGCACTCGGCTCGCAGATTCAGAACAAGGGCGACCACCTCGAGCTGCGTACCGGCGAGCGCGTCGTCATCGGCTACGGCTACGACGTGGGTCTCGCCAACGCCACTGAGGGAACCATCGCCCTCACCGGCCCGGTGTTCGCCACCGTCGGTTCCACGAGTGGTCTCGGCGGGGAGACCATCGACAGGGAGAGCAACACCTACCTCGCACTCGCTGAGCGACCGTTCTCCATCGGCTACCTCTGCGACTCGACCCACGTCAACGTCAACAACGTCATTACCACCACCGCATAAGGCCAACCATCTGGAGGAGACATGCCCAAGGCACGCGGCGGCATCTGGTGCGGCTGCCCCACCTGCGGCCCGTCCCGCCTCCTCATCCCGGTCGGTCGGTACGCCGTCAAGCACTGCGGTGCATGGTGGGACACCGACCACCTCAAGCTCTACAAGGAAGGTCGCCGTGAGCGCACCGGAGGAGATCCCGGACTTCACGAAGTGGACACCGGCAGGTCAGGAGCGGGCGCTCGACGAGCTGAACCGCTCCAACCTGAACTCATGGACGCCGTTCTACTGTCCACGTAAGGGGTGCGACGGCAACCACCACCTCACCGTCGACAAGGGCGAGGTGGCCTGCGAGTCCTTCCCGGAGTCTGCTCGCCCTCCCCGGCTGCACGACTGGGCCAAGAGCGCGCTCGGGGTGTGGACCTGCCAGTACGTCCACGAGGTCACCCATGAGCGCTGCGGCGCCACCGGCACACCCGACGACAAGTGGCTGTTCCGCCACGCCCGAGCCGACCAGCACCCGCCGTCCGACAAGGACTGGCTCATCTGGCTGCTGCTCGCCGGGCGTGGCGCCGGCAAGACCCGTGCCGGGTCGGAATGGGTGCACCGGCTCGCTCTCAAGTACCCCGGCTGCCACATCGCCCTGATCTCCCCGACGCGCACCGACGTACGCGACACTCAGGTCGAGGGTGAGTCCGGCATCCTCGCCACCGCACGGCCCGGGATGGTCCCCGACTGGGAACCGTCGAAGATGCGCCTGACGTGGCCCAACGGGTCCATGGCAACCGGGTACTCCGGGGAGGAGCCGGACCGCCTGCGAGGCAAGCAGCACCACTTCGGGTGGATCGACGAGCCAGCGCACATCGACCTCATCGACGATGTCTGGTCGAACTTCATGTTCGGACTGCGCCTTGGCAAGAAGTCAGGGGTCGACCCCAAGGTCTGCCTGACGACGTCCCCGCTGCCGGTGCAGTGGCTCAAGGACATCATCGCCGAGCCGGACACCCGAGTCTCGCGCGCATCCACGTACGCGAACCTCGCCAACCTGCCGGAGATCGTCCGAACCAAGATCCTCAAGAAGTGGGAGGGCACGCGCCTGGGCCTGCAGGAGATCGAGGGGCTGCTGCTCGACGACGTCGAGGGCGCGCTGTGGACCACCGACATGCTGGAGGCTTCCCGCCACCGCATCGACAGGGATGTCGCCGCAGTGGCGAAGAAGGCGCTCGCGATGACGATGGACCGCATCAACGTCGCGGTCGACCCGGCCGGCACGTCCGGGAAGCGCTCCGACGAGACCGGCATCACCGTCCAGGGGATCAGGGACGACGAGCCGTACGTGTTCGAGGACTACTCCGGGAAGTACAGCCCCGACGAGTGGGCAGCCAAGGCCATCTACGCCTACGACTACTGGGACGCGGACGCGATCGTCGTCGAGATCACCTACGGGCGCGAGATGGTCATGCAGGTGCTCAAGGGGTACTGCGACCGGATGGGCCGGGCCATGCCCCGCATCATCCCGGTCGACTCCCGCCGCGGGAAGATGATCCGCGCCGAACCGATCGTCGCCATGTGGGAGCGCGCCCAGGCGCACATCGTCGGGGAGCTGCCCATCCTCGAGACCCAGCTCACGTCGTGGGTTCCGGGCAAGGCGTCCCCCGACCGCCTTGACGCGATGGTCCACGGGATCACCGACCTCGCCCGTGTCTCCGCCCCGGGGTCGATCGCCAGCCCCTACGATCTGCTCAGGAAGCGCCGCGAAACGGCCGGCGCGAACGGCTTCGGCATGTCACACATCTCCTACGGAAGGACATCAGCATGATCCCCACGTTCCTCGGTCTCAGCGAGTTCTGGTCGACTGCCATCACCATCCTCATCGGCATCGTCGGTGCTGCGCGCCTGACTCGGCTCATGGTCAACGACGACTTCCCGCCCGTCCTATGGTTCCGCTCGAGGTGGAACTGGTGGACCCGCGAAGGCACCCGGTTCGAGGCGTGGAACAAGCTGATGCAGTGCCCGTGGTGCTTTGGCTACTGGGCCACCCTCATCGTCTTCGGCGCCGGGTTCGCCAGTGCGTGGCACCTCGCATGGTTTCTCGTCGTCGGCTCCCTCGCGGCGTCCTACGCCGTGTCGTGGATTGTGTACCACGATGAGGGCTAGGTGCCCCTCAGTGACATCATGGTCTCGTCGATCACCGAGCAAGGGGTAGAAGATGCCGCGTACGCCTGGAACGCAGCCGACTCCGCGGTCGCCCCAGCCGGTCGGTAACGCGCTGGTCGCGGCCGGCATCTCCTACCCCGGCCTCCTCCCAAAGGGGCGCCGTCGTGCGCCCGTGCAGAAGAAGGCGTGGCAGCGCGAAGCGTGGGAGATGTTCGAGGCGGTCGGCGAGTTCGGCTTCGGCATGGTCTGGCAGTCCAACGTCTGCTCGCGCGCACGGTTCGTCGTCAAGAAGCGCAAGCCCGACGGCACCCTCGAAGCGCTGCCGCCCAGCCACAAGGGTGTCCTCGCGCTCAACGAGCTGACCGGGGGCCCGGAGGGTCAGGGCGAGTTCATCCGGATGGGCACGCTGCACCTCGGCGTCGCCGCCGAGTGCTACCTCGTGAACCGTGCACTCACCGAGGAAGACTCGCCGCTGCGCAAGATCACCGCCGGGGCCTACGTGTGGGAGGTCGTCGGCACCGAGGAGATCAACGACCAAGGTGGGGTGTGGTCGCTGAACTACGAGAACGGGCGCGTGGTCACCCTCGGCGAGAGCGACACCGTCATCCGCATCTGGATGCCGCACCCTCGCAACAGGTTCAACGCCTTCTCCCTGTCGAAGTCGGCCCTGCCGATCCTGCGCGAGATCGTCGGGTTCGACCGGCACATCTCAGCGCAGCAGGACTCGCGCCTCACCGGCAACGGGATGGTCCTGTTCCCTGCCGAGATGAACATCAAGCCGCCGCAGTCGTGGGACAGCAGCACCGACTACACCACGGCCGACATCGTCACCGCGATCTTCGTGGACGCAGCCATGGCGTCCAAGGACGTCACCGGCACCGCCGCGGATCAGGTGCCGATCACGATGTCGCCCCCCGGCGAGTTCATCGACAAGATCCGGCACATCAAGTTCTGGACCGAGTTCGACGACAAGGTCATCACCGGGCGCAACAACTCGCTCATCCGGCTCGCCACCACCATCGACCTCCCCAAGGAGGTCGTGACTGGAACCGGCGACATGAACCGCTGGGGCGCGTGGCAGGTCGAGGAATCCTCGATCAAGGTCCACATCGAGCCGAAGCTGGAGATGCTCGCCGGGCTCATCACCCGCGAGTACCTGCAGCCAGCGACGAATGACGAGACACTCGTCGTCACCGTCGACACCGCCGTGCTGCGCCTGCGGCCCAACAGGAGCAAGGAAGCGTTGGAGCTCAACGACCGAGGCATCCTGGGCGACGAAGCGACCCTGCGTGAGACGGGGTTCGACCCGGACTCTGATGGGATGTCGGAGCCCGAGTTCGAGCGCTGGCTGCTGCGCAAGATGATCTCCGCGTCGTGGTCGCCCATCCAGGCGCAGGCTGCCGCGCTCAAGCTCGGCGTCGACCTTGGCATCCCCCTGCCGCAGGACGACGCGCCACGGGAGGCCCGGCCCACCCCGTCACTGCAGGACCATCCAACACAGGAGCCGCCGGAGAAGTCCGTCTCCGACGGCACCGCGCCCCGCCCGGACGAGGTTGGGCTTGCCGCGTCCGCCACCCCGGTGTGCGCGGCCATGCTCGCGTACCGGGCGATGGAGCGCGCCGGCAACCGGCTGCGGACCTTGTCGGCGAACAAGCCCGATGCGAGCCTCGCTGCGCACTCGGTGCACACCAAGGTCAAGGTGTTCCCCGACCGGATGGAGTCGCTCCTCGAGCACGCCTGGGCCACCGCTGAGACGTTCGGGACGTCCCCGGTTGAGATCGAGCGGGCGAAGAACTACTGCCGGTTCCTGCTGACTGAGTCCGCCGCGTTCGACCTCGACGAGGCGGTCTCCTACATCCGCAACGGGCGGATGGTCTGATGGACGCCACGGGGCAGGAGGCGAAGGCGCGTGAGGCGCTGGAGCGCTCGCTGTCGCTGTCGCTGCGGTCCAAGGGGGACGACTGGTACAAGCCGACGCTGACGCGCTCGAACGCGCTCGCGGCGCGGATGTACCGGGAGATCTTCGGTGGTCGAATCCCTGCCGACACACGGGCTGCGATCACCGAGTACGTGGAGGCTGCGCTCAAGGCGACGAAGCGCGACCCGGACGGGCGGGACGCCCAGGTTGCGCGTCTCGCCCGGGGGATCGCCTCGTACCTCGCGAGCGCCGTGCTCGACTCGCAAACCCCATCGGATCAGTGGGAGAAGGTGTGGCGCTCCGAGCACGACGACAAGGTGCGCGACTCCCACGCCGCCGCTGACGGGCAGGTCGTGGACGGGGACGGCTTCTTCACCGTGGGCGGCGTCAAGATGTTCGCGCCCGGAGACCTATCCGCACCCGCTGAGGAGTGGGCTGGCTGCCGATGCCACTCGGAGTACCGACGGAGGACCGCCATGCCAGAACAGCTCGTCGCCGCCGCTGACATCGACCCGGGAGGCTTTGTCATCGTCGGTCTCCCAGCCGAGGGCGACCCCATCTACGGGGTGTCCTCCGAGCAGCCACCGCACCTCACGATGATCTACCTCTCGGTCGACTTCATCGAGCAGGCGGCGCAGATCCTTGCCGGCGAAGCGCCGAAGTACGAGCCGACCACGGTCGAGGTTACCGAGACGGGTGAGCTCGGAGACGGAGGCGCCCAGGTGGCGCACGTGAACCCACTCGGGCTGGCCGATGTGCGCGAAGTGCTGCTCACCTACGAACCGATCTTCCAAGGCGTCGAAGCCATGGAGCAGTACCCGGAGTGGACCCCTCACGTGACCCTCGGCTACCCGGAGACTCCACCCCTGTCCGGGGGCGTACCGGATACCATCACCATCGACAGGCTCGCGATCCTCGACGGGTCCGGCGCACTGCACAGCGAGTACCCACTGGGAGAAGCCATGAGCGAGACCGCAGTCGAGGAGCCGACGGAGGTCGTCGAGGACGAGGTCGACGAGTTCCCCACCTCCGGGGTCTACGAGCCGGTGCCGCTCTACGGGGTGCTCGCGCCCGAGGGCAAGCCCACCGGGGATCGCCGCGGATTCATGCCGAACTCACTGGAGTGGCTGGAGCCGCCCCTCGCTCTGCGCTGGCAGGAGCAGGACATGCCCGGCCACGACGGGTCGGTCTCCGTTGCCTCGATGGACCGCATCTGGCGAGATGAGGCCACCGGCCTGATCAAGTGGGAGGGCCTGTCTGGAGTCTCAGACGCCGCAGATCGACACGTCGCACTCATCGCCGAGAAGATCCACCGTGGCGTCTCCGTTGACCTCGACGACGCCCAGGTTGAGGCCCGCACGAAGGACGGCTCCGAACTGCAACTGCCCGAGAGCGAGGACGAGCTGGCCGAGATCGACTTCAACGACGTCGGGGAGTGGGTTACCTACGGGCGCATCCGCTCCGCCGCATCGTGTGCTATCCCGGCATTCCCTGAGGCGTTCATCGCCATCGGCACCTGGGCCGAGCACGACGCTCAGCAGGCCGCAGCGGACCAGCCCGAGGAGGACATCCCCGAGGAGCTGGTCGCGTCCGTGATCGCCGAGGCGGAGTCGGCGCTGCTCGCCTCCGGTGGATCGGTCCTGACGTTCGCCCCCGGCACTCAGGATGGGCCCGGCTGGCTGACGCATCCCGTCGACACCGACCGGCTCCGCGACTACTGGGTTCGCGGCAAGGGTGCGGCCAAGATCGGCTGGGGTGCACCGGGCGACTTCAACCGCTGCCGGGCGTTCCTCGCGGAGTACATCAAGCCGATGTACCTCGCCGGGTACTGCTCGAACCGCCACAAGGACGCGCTTGGCTTCTGGCCCGGCGAGCACCGCCCCGGGAAGGCTTCCTCCGAGGTCGTGTCCTTCAACCTCGTGGCGTCGGCCAGCAAGTACGCCCCACCTCGTTCGTGGTTCGACGACCCGCAGTTCGTCGAGAAGGCGCCCATGACCGTCACCGACGTCGACCCGAAGTACGGGCTACGCCGGATCTTCGGTCACGGCGCAACGTGGGACGAGTGCCACACCGGGTTCGCCGACAGGTGCGTCTCCGCCCCGTCCAGCCCCTCGAACTACTCCCGGTTCCACCTTGGCTACGTCCAGCTCGAGGACGGCTCGACCCTGCCGACCGGCACCCTCACCATGGGCACCGGGCACGCCGACCTCAGCATGTCCGCCGCTGCGGCTGCCGCGCACTACGACAACACCGGGACCGCGTTCGCCCAGGTGCGGTGCGGGGAGGACGCCATCGGCATCTGGTATGCCGGGGTCATCTCGCCGTCGGTCACCGACGAGCAGATCTTCGACATCCGCGGTGCGAAGATCTCCGGCGACTGGCGCAACGTCGCAGGGCAGGGTCTCGACGCCATCGCGATGCTGGCCGTCAACACGCCCGGGTTCCCGATCGTTCGTACCGCTCTCGCGGCGTCCGCTGGGCAGCGTCAGGCGCTCGTCGCGGCCGGCGTCGTCGAGGCGGACCCAATCACCCCGGAGACGCTGGAGCGGATCGTCGCCGCAGCGGTCACGGAGCGGCTGTCGATCATCACCGCACGGGAGTCGCTGCTCTCCGCAACGCGTGCTCGTCGACGTGCGACCATGGATGCAATCGCGGCAGCCGCCGCTTCACGGAAGGACTCCTGACATGGGATGTGGTTGCTCCAAGGGCAGCATCGGAACACCTGCGCCCGGCTCCGTCTTCATCTACACCAGTCCCACCGGCAAGCAGTCCTCGTGGCCGACGAAGTACGAGGCGGAGTTCGCGAAGATGAAGTCCGGCGGCGGCGGGAACATCCGAGTCGAGGCGAAGAAGTAGGGCGACACGCCCGGGGATCGCGGTCTGAGCATCCGTACTCAGACCGCGATCTTTACTATTCCTTTACACTTGGGGCCATGCTGAAGAGCCACCACCCGCACTACCAAGCGAGTGTCGCAGCCACGCTCGGGGCAGCAACGGCCCACCTCTACCTGTCGGTGCTCGGCTTCATCGGATTCCTCAACTACACCGTGGGGACCACCTACGAACTGCTGAATCAAGTCGCCGCAGACTTTCTGTGGGCGTGGATTCATGGGGCGGTTGCTCTCATGCTCGTCGCATCACTGTTCAAGGCGCACACGCGCTTGCGTGAGATGTCACTGCCGGCGCTTGCGTGCAACATCGCTTTTGCCGCGATGTTCACGTGGGCGTTCTTCAATCTCATCTGGGGACTGTCCACTGTGCGGCCTGTATCGTTGGCCGGGCCCGGCCTCGCCTTTGCTGTAGCGGCTGGAGAGCAACTCCTGGCCAACGCCTGGAACCGAAAGGCTTCGACGAAGGAACGGTGAACATGGGCGGTCAGCTTGACGGGGGAACCGTCAGCGCCATCCTCATCGGGTTCGCAACGCTCCTCACCTTTCTCGTCTCCCAGGCGTCGACCAAGGCTCGCGAGCAACGCCGCCGCCTCAAGTCACTCGCCAAGCGCGACATCGGCTGGGCTGGCTGGGCGCACCGCGTGCACGTGTGGGCTGCGCAGCACGGTCATGACGACCTCCCCAAGTTGCCGGCGCTACTCACCGAGGATGACGAGGCAGAAGAATGAGCGATCCCACCATCACTCCGATCAACCTCGAGCAGATCGAGATTGACGAGCGCCACGAGAAGATCCGCCACCGCATCCTCGCCGGGGTCGTCTTTACCATCGGCGTCATCATCGCCATCCTCGTAGGAATGTCGATCGACGACTCACAGAACACCGCCACCCAGGCGAAGGAAGACACGGCCCAGGCGCAGATCGAGAAGTACAACCTCGCCCAGCAGATCGCCGCCGCCTGCGCGAACCCTGAGACCGAGATCCTCGACGAAGCCGTCTACGCCCGGCTGTGCTCCGACGCCCGCACCATCGTGCAAGAGGGCCCGCAGGGTGCGCAGGGCATCCCCGGCGCCCAGGGCATCCCCGGCTCGCAGGGCATCCAAGGAGTCCAGGGCCCTCGCGGTCCACCCGGTACGGACGGTGTCGATGGGATCGCTGGTGCTGATGGCGCTGACGGGCCACTGGGACCGCAGGGACCGTCCGGAGCCGATGGTGCAGCCGGGGCTCAAGGGCCAGCCGGACCTGCCGGTGCCGATGGTGCTGTCGGACCGCAAGGGCCGGCAGGTGAGAACGGGGAGCCGCCGTTCTCGTGGGTCGTCTACGACGGGGGTGGGCAGGTCATCGAGACGTGCACCCGTTCCGAAACTTTCAACGAGGATGAGCCGACCTACACCTGCACGGCCGGGTAGGTGCGAGTAACCTCGAACTGCGCACCACCGCGCAGACGGAAGGACACAGCGATGGACCATGAGAAGCCCGAAGCCCGCCACCTTGAGGGCGAGCCGTACGGAGACGACGACCGGGTCGAAGCGCCCGACTGGTACGACGACACCATCAACGTCGGAGACACGGCGAACGCGCTGGCTCAGGCGCTCGCCAACGAGTCGGAGGAACCATCGTGAGCGGGGCCCTGTACCTGCCCGGCGCCGACCGCACCTCGCGGTGGTTCTTCAAGGCCGGGGCCTACCCGGGTCAGGCCCTCATGCCGCGCATCGACAAGACGCTGCTGCACTCCACCGAGACCCAGAAGACGTCCGGCTGCCCCGGGTATAGCGGCGGTGCCACCGCCCCTCAACTCACGCTGAACCCGTGGACCCGCAAGGCGTGGCAGCACTTCCCGCTCAACCGCGCAGGCCGCGCACTGATGAACCCCGCCAGCACCACCGTGTCCGAGAACAAGGACAACGTGGTGCAGATCGAGATCATCGGGTTCTCCGATCCGGCGCTCGGCCGCAAGTACAACTGCTACCTGCCCGAGCTTCCCGATTCCGGGCTGGACTGGCTGGCAGAGCAGATCGCGTTCATCCACCGCGAGTGGCCGCACCCGACGACACTGCCCCCGACGTGGCCGCTCTACAAGGTCTCCTCGTGGCCCGCCATGAACGCCGCCCGGATAAGCTCGAGGGAGTACGACAACTTCCGCGGCATCCTCGCGCACCTGCACGCCTCCGGGAACAACCACAGCGACGTCGCCATCAAGATCCAGTCACTCAAGGGCAAGATCGACCGGCTGCTCACGGGTGGCGCCCCGAACCTGGGCGGCATCCGCCTAGGCGACAGGGGCGCCGAGGTCATCGCCCTGCAGAAGCTCCTCATCGCCGCCGGGCAGAACATCGTCGCGGACGGGTCGTTCGGCCCAGCCACCGAGGCCGCCCTGCGCGCCTTCCAGAAGTCCAAGGGCCTCACCGTCGACGGCATCGCGTGGCCCAGCACCATCGCTGCGCTCAAGGCAGCGACCGCACCAGCAACCCCGGCGCCAGTCGCCACGAAGGAGATCACCGTGTTCGCACTCGTCCAGATCCGCGGCCTCGACCCCGTCTACAAGTCGGACGGGTTCCGCCTGCAGCACATCGGCAAGCGCCAGCTGGCCGCTCTCAAGAAGTCCGGCCTCGAGGTCATCGAACTCGCCGATCAGGTGGAGCTCGACGCCTACGGCGTCATCGAGACCAACCCTGCGGGGCAGAAGTGAAGACGCGGCTGATCATCTTTCTCGCGGCTGCGCTGGCTGCATCTTCGGCGGCTATCTTCTCGCCCGCCGATGCGGCGGAGTCCACGCCCCTGGTCACCTACACCGCCCACGTCCAGTCCTACGGCTGGCAGGCGGAAGCCGAAGACGGCCAGACCGCCGGACTGCCCAGCTCCGGCAAGCGTCTCGAAGCCCTACGCATCGGAGTCGCGGGAGGAGCAACCATGCGAGCCCGAAGCCACGTCCAGAAGGTCGGCTGGCAGGAGTGGGACACCACCCCCAGCGAGATCGGCACCACGGGCCGAGGCTTGCGTCTCGAAGCGTTCCAGATCGAGTTTCTCGACAAGGGCCAGTTCTACTCCAACTACGACGTGGAATACCGCGCCTACGTCCAGGGCACCGGCTGGCAGGACTGGCGCTCCAACGGCGAGACTGCTGGCACGACCGGCAAGGCCCTGCGAGTTGAGGCCGTCCAGATCCGCCTCGTGGAGGTCAAGGAGGAGCCCGAGCCGACGCCCGGCACCCGTCTGGCGTTCACCGCTGACATCGGCATGGCAACACAGAGCAAGGCGACGCTCGCGAAGATCGGGGCAGACAACCCGACCGCAGCCTTCGTCCTGGGCGACCTCGCGTATGCGCCCAACTCGGTGGCCGCGTTCTGCAAGCAGGTCAAGGACCGCGTCAACGAACCCTTCATGCTTCTCGCTGGCAACCATGAGGAGATGGGCAGCACGGACGGCTACATCGACGACTACGCCAAGTGCCTGCCTGCCGGTCTGCCATTCACCGGCACCTACGCCCGCGAGTACTTCGTGGACGTCGATGGTGTGCGCGTCATTCTTGTCTCCCCCGACATCGAGTTCGTCGGCCGCGACAGCCGCTACGGCCCGGGTGACGCGGGGCGCACGTTCCTCGAGAACGCCATCCGCGACGCGAAGGCCAAGGGGATGTGGACGGTGGTGGGGATGCACCACCCGTGCCTGACGCGCGGCTCTCACACCTGTGCCGACACGAGTCCGGCCGTGTCCGACGTCGCTTTGGCGGAGGGCGTCGATCTCGTGCTCAGCGGCCACAACCACAACTACGAGCGCAGCCACCAGATCGACGGCACCACCGCCGCACCTGTGGTCGTCGACAGCGACAGCTCCATGGTCAAGGGCGCAGGCACAGTGTTCGCGGTCGTCGGCAATGCCGGCCACAACCCGCGAGCGATCGGCTCCAAGACCTCCATCTGGGCCGTCAACAACGGGACGAACAGCCCCGGCGGGTTCGCCTACGGGTACGGCCAGCTGCGGGTGACCGCCAGCGAGCTGGCTTTCAGCCATGTCAGCACGGGTGGCGCCACACTGAACGACACCTTCGTCATCTCACGGTAAGGACAGATTGTGATGGATCGACTCGTCGGATGGCTCGACCCGACCAAGCGCAAGGCGCTCTACGGTCTCATCCTCGCCGCCGGCACCCTCCTCGTCACTCTCGGCTACGCCAGCGAGGTCACCGTGCAGAACTGGGTCGAGGTCATCATGCAGGTCGTCGGAGTCCTCGGCCTGCTACTCGCCAGCTACAACGCGAAACGTCTCGACTATACCGGCATCTATCTCGCTGCGGCGGGGCTGGTGGCAGGGTTGACCGGGGTGGGTCTGATCACCGGGGGGCAGGGCTCGCAGGCCACTGACTTCATGGCTCAGGCCGTGATCGTCCTCCCGATGTTCGAGGCGTTCGTGCGAACCAACACGGCCACGCCGACAGGTGAGCCACTCGCGGAGTGGGAGCCGAAGCACGCGGGTGGTGTCGTGGAATGACCCGCCTGGACTGGCAGCTGCTCGGGGCCGTGGTGGGTTGTGCCACCGTTGCTGCTGTCTTGTTCACGGCATCGGCCCGTCTGCGGCGTTAGGTTCGGGTCGTGTGGGAGGGGCGACGAATCCGCCCCGGTGGAGCCTCGGACGCGCTGCTGGCGGTCCGGGGCTCCACCGCTACCACATGGCTACACTGGGCCCGTCAGCGCGTCCGCTCGGGAGGATAGGCCCTCATGTCAGTAGTCACCTTCACCGTCCGGGTCAGGTTGCTCGACTTTGGGGGTCAGCCGCGCGATGGGGTGAAGGTGCTCGCGGCCCCGACCCCAGCCGTGAAGAAGACCGCCAACGCCGTCCACGGGACCGACCCGGAAGACTCGGTCACCAACGACACCGGCCTTGCCATACTGACGCTCATCTCCATCCCGGGTCTTTGGTACAGGATCAGCGGCAAGGGCTTCGACGCCGTCCGTTTCGCCGCGTACTTCCCCGACCCGAGTGACCCGACCACCGGGACAGCGTTCCCCCAGGACTACGAGATCGACTTCGAGGATCTCGTCGATGAGTCTCCGACGCCGGGCTACGAGGCCATCGCCTTCCTCGCCCCGGGCGGGTATGTCCTGCCCGCCGAACTCGACGCGCTCGACGCCCGCGTGGTCGTGCTCGAGGAGGCGCCGGGCGGTGGCGGCGGCGAGCTGACCATCATCGACAATGGGGACGGCACCCTCACCATCAGCGACGACTCCATCGTCGACCACGGCAACGGCATTCTCACGATCGGAGCATGAACCATGTCTTATGACATCTACTCGCAGGCTGGCGCCGACGCCAAGTTTCTGACCGAGGTCGACGGCGGCAACCCTGACGCCGCGCCGCTACCCGTCGCCCTACGCCGCGGCACCACCGCACAGTGGGCCGCCTCCAACCCGATCCTTGCCGCGGGTGAGCCTGCGGTCGTCCTCGACTCCGGCCAGCCCGCGGGGTTGGTACTCGGCGACGGCGTGACCGCGATGGCTGATCTGCGCGCCGCCGTGTGGGACGACGACGCACGCCTTGCCGCCGCCGCCACGGCCACCCAGCCGGGAGACCTCGGCACCGCAGCCGCCGCCGACGTAGCCGACCTTGCCACCGCCGCACAGGGAGTCAAGGCAGACACCGCCGTTCAGCCCGCCGCGCTACCCGACCCGGCACTGTCGTCCGCGCTCGCACCACTCGTGGCCGCGCTCCAGTCCGGTGCTGACACGTCCGTCCTCCTCCTCGGAGACAGCACCGGCAACGACAGTGACGAATGGTTTTACATTTTTGGGCAGTGGCTCGCCGCACAGTTCCCCGAATACACCGTCGAATACCGACCTTGGAACAACACGACCAAGGCATACGGGCGCCCCACCATCCTCCAGACCGGCCCGCTCGGCACTCAGTACGCTTACCTTGCTGGCTCGCTAAACGACCTCTGCCAGGCCCAATCAACGGCGCTCACGAACGGCGATCTTGACCTGCGAGTGAAGTTCGCAGCGGACGACTGGACGCCGGCCGCTTCTGGTCTCGTGCTGTCCCGATTTGGCGCTGGCGGTGACAGGCTCCTGCGGTTCGGCCTTGGCGCTGGAGGGAACCTGACGTTCGACTGGACCACGGACGGTTCCACACTCCAGACAATGGCACCCTCCGCCGTCGCAACCCTCACCGACGGGGTCGCCGCATGGGTGCGCGTCACGCTCGATACTGACAACGGCTCAGGTCAGCACGAGATCAAGTTCTATACCTCCACCAACGACGCCGCATCATGGACCCAGCTCGGCTCCACCATTACGCGGGCCGGGACAACGTCCATCTTCACGGGGGGCACCGGCATGTGGGAGATCGGCGGCAGGGGCGGAAGTGCCGAACTGCTCGCCGGCAAATGGTATGAGGTTGAGGTTCGCAACGGCATCGGAGACGCCTTCCCCCTACTGCTGGCCCCGCAGTCAAATGCGTGGTATCCGATAGGGTCGGACACTCCTGTCACGCGCAATGGTTCTTCGACCCTAACCCTCCTCAACGGGTCGATCACCGGCGGGTCTATCCCGACCAACTTTTCCCCCCAGGTGGCTGGCATGAGCCCACCCGGGCGGCACGCCGTAACGTTCATCTCCACCGGCCACAACGAAGGCACCGTCGTCGGCGCACCGTGGAAATCGCTCTACAGCACATTCGCCTCCGCCATCGCAGCCCGGACACTCTGCCCCGTCGTGGCAATCGCGCAGAACCCCCGCACCGCACCGCAGGCGGGCATGACCATCTACGCACACCGGCAGCGGTGCGGCGACCTCGCCGCATGGTCTCAGTACGGGGCGGGCCGCGGACACCTCAACGTCTACCAGGCGTTCATGGACGACGGGCGCGCGATGTCCCTGCTCGTCAACACAGACGGCATCCATCCCACAGCGGCAGGGTCGCAACTGTGGGCCGACACGCTCGCCGCCGCAGTCACCCCGCTGCTATGACCAGCCACCCGACCGGCGTCCGGCGCATCCTCGACAACGCCGCCGACCGCGCCCCCGCCACCCGCCACGCCGAAGCGTGGTACGTCGCCACCGTCCTCGCCACCGCCGCCACCTCATGGGCGCTCCTGACCATCGCCCGCGCACTGACCGCCACCACCAAGGAGACACCATGAAGACCGCCGCCGCCATCCTCGCCGCACTGATCGCGTTCACCCTCGGGCTGCTCTCCTGCACCCCACCCGCCAACAGCGCCGAGTCCACCCCCGGCGTGACCTACTCCGCGCACGTCCAACGCGTCGGCTGGCAGGCACCCGTCGACGACGGAGCCACCGCAGGCACTACCGGGAGGGGCCTGCGCGTCGAAGCGCTGCGACTCTCCCCGTCCGGCGGCGCCACCCTGACCTGGCGCGGCCACGTCCAGAAGCAGGGCTGGCAGGGCTGGCGCGACACCCCGAACATGATCGGCACCACCGGGCGCGGGCTGCGGCTCGAAGCGTTCCAGATCACCGTGAAGGACTCCGGGCAGCTCTACGGGGACGTGTCCGTGGAGTACCGCGCCCACGTCCAAGGCGTCGGGTGGCAGCCGTGGCGACGCGACGGGCAGACCGCCGGCACCACCGGCAAGGGGCTGCGCGTCGAGGCCGTGCAGGTCCGCCTCGTGCAGGGCCCTGAGCCGGAGCCGACGCCCACGCC